GTCTTTGCTTATTAACTACATTAAAAAATCCATATCCGTAGTTGATCATATCCCCCAAGTTATCTACTTCCCCCAATCTTTGGACTCTCTCATAGGCACTTACTTTTCCTCTTTCCACAAAAACATTTGTCTGTATTTGTGCTTGGTCGATCACTTTCAATAAAACCTCATCTTTTGTGATGGGAACTGAAGTCAAATTATTTGAAGTAAATCCTGAAGATTGTTGAAAGAAGATGGTTGTTCCGTCATTGTAGTCATAATAATTTACATCTGTAATAGTATAGGCGGTGTATATTGGATTGATGTCCGATATCGCCCCCCATATTTGTCCATTTGAAATTACAGGTACTCCGACTTGAAATTTTGGAGTTCCATACAATGCTAATTCATTTACTCTTGATTTAGTATTACCTGAAACTGTGAATGGCACCGTTACATAGTTGTTAGATGTTTGTGCCGAAACTTCATTTACCGCGTCTCCTGAAAAAATATAATCATAAGAAACGGGAGTACTAATCCAATTCCCAGTCGAAGGTGCAAAGAATGCTTGTCCTTTTGGATTGAAGGGAACAACATTTGAATATGGAACATTTATTTTTTTGGATACCTTAGTCACCCCCCAAGGATTTGTTTGTTCCAAAGTAATGGTATACTGAGTAGTTGCTTCGGGATAGGTGTGGCTTATCGAATCGGGAGAAAATGCCGTAATAGTTTGTTTAGGACTTCCATCACCCCAATCGACCTTGTAAGAAGATAATTCCAAAAACTTTTGAAATTGCTCAGATGTGTTGTATATATTCCAAATGTATGGATTCGAGGTAGTTGAAGAAAAAATAAAGTTCGTAACAACATCTTTCTGTAAAACCGCACCGTCAAATGGACTATAATACCCAACATCCACAGCAGTTTGTCTCAATAGAATGTTAACAGATAGTCCTGTCAAGATAGAAGTTCCACTTGGTCCAGCGCTGACAACCTGAGTCATTGCAGAATATACTCCGACAGGCGTTCCCTTATAATCAACAACTGAGAGGTCTCCTTTGATGTTTTCAGGTGAAACTATAAACTTGTAATAATCTTGTCCCATTACTGCGTTGGATTGACGTACTCATACCATTTTATGGGAATATTGGTTCCCAACCTTTGCCCATAAGTATTCAGAACTTCGTAAGCCAAAGTTCTATAGTTCAACTTTACGGTATAATAAAAATATTGTGTATTGTCGAAAGCGTATTTATTACCAACTAAGTTATATTGTGGTCCGTTAGTTAGATCCAATGGATTCGATCCCCGTCCTGTCATCATAGTTTTGAATTGACCAACTTTAGCATCATAAAATTTTGCAGACATGTAGAATGTATCAATATTCAAGAAGGTTCTTTTTTTCAACCAATAAATAAAAAAACCATCTTTATCTCCTATATAATCCAAAACAAATTTCGGTTTCTTTATGTTAACTAAAGTTCTTTGCATTTGCGCCTCCATAGTTAAACCTTGTTGAGTAGGTAATATGATTGTCACATAATTGGTTTGTTTTTTTTCATCGGGCGTATCATACAAGTCCAATTTGAAAAAAGAATTTGCAAAGTTATTTCTATAATAATATATTTCTTGTGGTGTAAATCCCTCACTTTGATAGTCTAATCTCCAATTTGATTGGTCATTCAAAGATCCCCCCGAGTAAAAGTAGAATTCGTAATTAACCTCGGTGTTATCAGTTGTCCCAGTCGCAGGTGCGTGAGCAAATCGAGAAACTTCAAAGTCCCGTCCTTTTCCAATCACCTCTTCGATCATTTTGACTTCATACTCATCTATCGACAAGTCCATACCCAAATAATCCCATTGTAATTGAACAGGAATATTGATCTGCTTATTGGTTACCCCACCTTGTTTAATTTGAAATTTATTCACATTCATCGACTAATGGTTTGAATGCAACGTCAGATCCATCGAGGTTGTCGTTGTAGTTTATTCCTTCAGGGATTAGTCTAAATACTACACTTGTATATGGATATTGTGCAGTGTTCATAAATGGATAGTCTACTCCCCTACCTAAGTTGTCAATATATCCATAGGTATATAAGTCTCTCCATCTGAATTGTTCATCCGCTGTGGAGTAAAATGCCCAACTTGGAGTTGCATCTATAGTTTCTAATTCACCTGTCTCAATATAATCCGAAAAAACTTTTAAAGTCATTGAATTATGTGGTGTATAATAATACCCTGGTGGGTTAGTTGTATAGTCAGGAGTTGATTGGAAAACATTTTGATTGAATTTTATCTTATGATAGTATGGTGAAACAACTCTCTCTGTTTGCTCATAATCATTCCATTCACAAAAATCTCCATCCATAACATCATCTTTTTTCAAATCTAAGTTGTAGAAGAAAGTTTTTGTTGATCCATTTGTTTGAGTATATGCTGAAGTTAATACATTAGAATTTGACTTTTCATTATTCAAATCCCACCATGGATTAGTGGTTTTTGTTAAATTGAACTCCCACCCTTGTTTGATACCAATCCTATTCAAAGGTTGATTGAAATATCCTGAGTACCCCTTGTTAATAATTGTCAGACTGATTTCGTTTATCGGTCTTTTTTGATTGTCTAACAAATTTGCAAGATCGAGATCATAGTTTGTTGTAACATCGTAAGTGTTACTACTATTTTTTTGAGAAATTCTTGTGACTAAATTTGGCGTTATAGAACTATATTCAATCTTTTTATCTTCATTGAATACGTTTTTCTCAAATCCCGCCTTTGTCATTGCAAGATCTTCTATGTTTGTTAGAAACTTATATTGTTTTATATAATACTTTGATTTCGTTTCCTCCAAATTATCAGGGTTAATGACTCTTTTGAACGTACCTTCGACTCCATTATTAAATGTTGATCCTGTGTATCCAATATTAAACACATTAAATACGTGTACATCACTTTCAAATTTACCATTCCCTAAAGAATATACTTGGAAGATATTTGAATCTCGATAAGTTAAAGATAGTTCAACATACTCTCCTGGGGTTAATCCATGAGGAGCAATACAAATAAATGAAATGAGACCATTTCCATTTTGTGTAGTCCTTTGTATGGTGAACGGAATTCCTTGAGAAGCGACCCAAGTTATGTTATTATCATCCGAAGAATAATAAGTCAACTCTTTATCATAGTCATTCTTGAATGGATATGTTAAATAATACATCCAATTATAAGTGTAAGCACTTTTAGATTTGTACGAAAAATGAGAGTCATTCACGTTCGGTCTATAGAAATCAAACTCATAGTATTGAGGAAACCCTTTCCATATACCACTCTGTTTCGATCTACTCGGATCAGTATAATATAGGTTATATTCGAACGGTTGATAAGTTGTTACTCCGTCATAAACATTATCATATAAATAAGTTATTTTAAAAGTAGGTCTAAAAACTGTACAGGTTTGTCTTTCATCTTCATAAACTTGCGCTAAGTTGATTGTTTGAGTTCTATCATATTCAGTGATCTGTTGATCTTGTTGTTGTAATGTGATAGAGATTTCTTCATCAATAGACGGAGCACCTTTATATCTTAGTCCACTCGGTATTAAAGTATACTTATTCATCTACGGAGTATTTTGTTTTGAATTTATCCAAAGCGGTTTGACCAACTATGGTTCCGAAATAGAATTGGAATGGAGCTCCAACAACAAACTTTTGTTTGATTGCTCCCGTTGAAAGGTATTGCCCATCACCTACGGTTCCATTCACATTAAAGATATACCCTCGGGCATTCAAGTCATTAGATATAGCGTTCGATCCTAAGAAATAAGGTGTGCTTGTTGAATACCTATCCAAAGATTGGTATCTAGTGTTTTGAACAATATCAGAAGCAGATGTCGCCCACGTATTATCTTGAGTTCCGAATATCAATTTTGTATTATCTAACTTCCACTGATAGAATGGAACTTGTTGAGATTTTATTTCATACGGGTATGGATAATATCCAATGTTATCATCTCCTCTAAAATTGATTTTACCTGGTGTAAGATAGTCCTTAGTTTGTAAATCTTCTGTCGTTGAAGAAAACCAAACCGCAATTGTCGGGTTCCTTGCGGTTCCAAGAATTTGTGTTGGTTGATTAGTTTCACCCGGCACGTTGTCATAATACTCAGGGGAAAAATTGATATTACCAATTTCACTGTTAATTGACATTAACTGTGCTAAATCACCATCTATTCTTCGCTCATCTCTTGAGAACAATTGGTTTATTGAGTTATCTCCCAAAGGTATCAATTGTTGTAAGAAATTTTCATCAGTGATTCTAGATATTACAAAAAGGTTGACCAAGTCCGAAGTATCGGCATAACTTGTTGGGTTAATGTTTGGTAATATAAATCCTCGAGTTGAAGGATCAAATGTTATTTCAGAATAGAAATAATCCTTCATACCTAAGTTGATTATAGTCGTAGGGAACAATAGATTTAGATCGTTGACTCCTGTTTGATCCGATCTCTTACCTATAAATTTATTGGTAGTATTGTTATAGGGGCTACTTCTATAATAAAAATTATTACTATCCCGATTGTAATACACAACGTCTTCACAAAATCTAACTTGTCCAACTCTATTTTGTTTATTATAGAAAGTATCAACTTGAATCGGGAAAAAATATAATGATCCATTAACCCAATTATTCATAAATGATTGGGAAAGAACTCCTCGGCACAATCCATAGAAAAATCTAAATCTGAAAGCCCATTCTCCAAAGTTTCCAAGATCTTTCACCAAATCCAAACCAGGTCTTCTCATGAAAATATAACACCCCTTTTCAACCGCGTCTTTGGTTGTACATTCCTGATTGACTTCGAAGTTATCCCCAAAACCTGTATAACAATCCAATCCAACCATGTTCTCACAATCAAACGTTGATAACACGGTTAACTCATTTGGTAATCCTTCTAAGTCAGCTGTAGCAATTTGTGCACCCGTAGCATATCCAACCAGTTCTGTAGGCTCATCCAACTCTGGTATCTCATAAAATACGAAGTTATTGTTTTGTTGTAACAAAGCCGGATTGGTTGTCCAAGCGCTACCATTCAATGCATCTGATGAAGGTAATCTATCATTCCTCATTACATTATTAACTTTGGATGAGATAGACATTGGGGATCCAGTCAATGTAGGATAAGCATTTGGAGTTAAGTACAGGAATCTAGCATCTGCATAACCAAAACTAACACCAGGCCTAATATTCGCATAAATATATGAAGCACCAGACACATCTTCGGACAAATCATATTTTGCAGCATTTTGAGTCGACGAGTAAAAATCATTATTGGTCGCTGAGACCATACCAATTACTCCCCCCATATTTCTCTTATTCAACCCATCACCAATTGTGTCACGTGTGGCATCCAAACTACCATAATATCCGACTGTTGAAGTTGTAAACCCGCTAAAACCATTTCCCGCCTCAAAGAAATAAGATGGATAAAACATTCCACTTTGGGTAAAAGGTTGGACCGAAATATTTGTCTGCGTTAACTTTTGAATGGGTATATTCAGTCGAGTTGACGCAGTTATTGTTAGATTTGAGTCTTCTATGTTTTTACCGAAAATTCTACCTAATTTATATTCGTTGTCATATTTCGGAGAATATGGGTCAACACCTCTTTGAAGAATTAGTATATATTGGTTGTCCAAATTTTCTAAAACCGAAAGTGGACTAATCAATAAATTACCATCATCACTATACCCAAAGGTGTTACGTTTCCTTCTTAAAAATATTCTAGATGGAGCACTCAAAACATTCGGAAACGCCTCCAAATTATTTGTATCCCATATTTTAATTGCATCCGAAATTGTTATTGCGGTCACAACTTGAAAATATTCTCTGTCTTGAGGATATTGTTGACGGGTTACAGTACTACCTGTTGGTAAATAATATGACACACTAGTATCTGTCACTTCGGTCAGAGCGTATTTTACAGTAACATTTGTTGATCCTTGAATCGTTGTCCCTGTAATTCCATTGACTAATCCATTATTAGTTTGTGTTATAAAAAAGAAATTTTTGTCAGTTGATGTTGCAGGATTTACCGTTGTTAACAATTGTCCCGATTCGTAAAATTGATTTGCCAGTACAGTTACAGTATTATCAAAGTGAAATTTTCCTAAGTTTGAATTTTTAGAAAAAGTAACTTTAATTTTATTCAATTCTTCAAAATAGGACTTTCTAGTATTGAATATATTTATTCTTTCTCCCAAAGTAAGACTTTCGGCATAAGTGAAATATCTTCTTCCATCAGATTCGTCAGATGAAAATCGAACAACTTGAGATACTGGCGTTTTGAATCTATTCAAATCAGTAACAGAATCATCATTACCAGCAATGGATTCAGAAAAAATTAAAGATTTAACCTGAACATCTTCTGACGGTGTACCATCAGAACCAAATAAAGATTGTAAACCATCGTAATAACTTGCAGGTGAGGAAACATATGTCAACACTCCATTAGTTCCTCCTAAAAGAGCTGATGAGTCAACGTTAGTTTCTGTACAAGTACATGATTGACAATCAGGGTAAGTTAACATTGGTAAACGAACCAAAAAACTTTTTGTCTCACACTTTATCCTTAGAACTCTACAAATAAAAGCGAAAGGTCTCAAACGTAAAATTTTAATTCCACATAAAAAACACAAAGCTTCAATGACTGTGGTGTATATGAAAAGTAAAAGGTGAGCAACAACCAATAAAACTGAACCAACAAATTGTATGACAGTGAAAATTATAGAAAAAAGAAAATATAATAAGTCGAAATTTTTAAATCCATCGTTGACAGGAAATTTGTTTATTGTGCTTGAACAAGAATCATCATCAATTTCCTTTATCCCAATAAACTTTCCTCGGCCATTACCTTTTTTGTATTGGTCAATCAACGATGAAATTGTATACACTCGGTTGAACTGAAACTGATAAAATGTGTCTTCACAGTCAATGATTTCGTTTAACCTATCTATTTGTTCGGTGCCAGTGAATCCATTTGTATATCCTGACCAAGCTAATCCAAAGTAGTATGAACTCTCCTGAGCATCTTTCCTTGCCTGACTTCCTGAATTTGTCGGATCAGTATCAGAATTCACCCACCCATATTCTTTTACATTAGGAACCAAATAACTTGGTCTTCTAGTTTGCATAGTCAAATCATTTGGTTGCGTCCATTTGATCTTAAATCTATATTTTCCTTTGGTTGGTATACCCAAGGTTGGGTCATTCGAAATAACTCTCTCACCAAATTCATTAGTGATGACATAATCCAAATTCATGGGTAACTCTGTCAACCAAGTTCCTTCCCCATCAATAATGTTTCCAGCTTGTTCCAACTCGAAAACTTCCAAAACAGGATTACCATCCTCATCTTGATCTATAGTTTGACGTATTGCCAATATTTGACCTGGTCCTGATGTGAGATCACATAGATTACCTAAGTTATCTTTAGGTTTACAGTTCTTCCTAATCCTGAACTTATCAGGAGAAGAAAACATTGACCCCATGAATACTGAGGTGGGCTGAATATCAACATTAGCATCGTCCCTTAAATCAAAATCAACTCTGTTGATTGATATTTGACAAATTTCAGGATCTCCCCAAAGTGGAGAAATATCTGCAGTCTTCGATAGATTGATAATTTGTGGGAGAGAATTTAAATCAGTTGATGATCTAAATCTATTTCCAGCAACTTGTGCTTCCGTTGCCAAACCCATTCTAATCAAATCCTGTGGCGTTAGTGAAAATTCACCGATGTCAGATAAGTCGACATCCATAACTATGGTTTGTTCTCCCAACGGAACTCCCATAATCATGTAATCACCACTCTCATTAGTTTTAGATGTAAATCGGAAGTACTTGTCGTAGATTTCAACCACAGTCGATCCAGTCAATACATCTGATCTTGTGGGAAATGTACCAGTTGCGGCATGTTTTGAATATGAAGGATTGTAGGGTAATAGGTTGTATCTATACCCATCTTCATTCCTATCAGTAGGAGATTTATAAGGGTATATACTTGAGATAATTGGATTTGATTCATCTATCTGTTCAATAGGAATGAAAATTGAAACTCTCGCGTTTGGTAGTCCAAATCCGTTGTTTGCGGTGACTCTACCAACTAAAACGCCATAGTCAGCACAACTCCTTGTGTAAATTTCACTTTGTTGAATCTTGAGAGATAGGATTTCTAGAAACTCGAAATCTTGGTCCAACTGTAAATTTATAGATTTGTTGGTTCCAAGTTCTGTCCTAATTCTATATGAATCACCCATGTATTATCTTTAGTTTATAAATAGTTTAGGTGTTATTTTCTAACACACACCTTAAATCATAAACAAGAAATGAGTATAATAAACCTATTAAGAAAAGGTAATAGATTGGAAGTTTTTCACGGACACCTTGATATCTTTTGCAGGATATCTAACTTGATAGACTTGGAAAGGTTGTGCAAATATTGTGTCGTCTACTGGTTGAATTTCTCGTGTTTCGGGATTCGAATATTGCATTGATGTCTCAGCTGAAGAGTATTGTCCTCCTACATTATTAAACACTTTAATTCCAGCCACAGTTAACACACCATTTTGATTCTGCACTATACTTTGTATTTCAGACAAATAAACATTTTGACCCAACTGTCGTGTTTGTGGATTGAAGTATGTTGATATTCTATCAACAACATCAGCAATTACTTGCCCTGAGTTTTGTGCGGAATCAAGAACTATCGATACTTCTAAGCTCAGATCTATTACTTCAGCAGTAAGAATTGAAATATAATCATTCATCATTCTATAGTTTGACAAATAAGTTGCGATGTTTTGTTTCAAAGTATTTGAAACAATGTTGGTCAACTTACCTGAGGTGTCGTATGATAGAAGCTGAATAAGAATCTTGTTGTTATCTTCAGTGACAGAAACCTTAGCAGGTGCCCCAAACTCTGATGGCATATTTCTAATTATAGATTCGTAATCTTGAACTGTCACAGCTCTCTTTTGTGCTGAGAAGTTGAATGACACATAATTTCTAATTTCTTCAAGTGAAGGTAATCCAGCACCACCTACCGCTGCAGTGACGTTATTACATCTTAATGAGTTTACAACTGAGGAGTTTGTAATTTCGGATGGTCCATTGACAAAGAAAGAAACTGTTCCGATTTGTGTAATTACATTTGTTCCCAAGTTTGTTCCCAATCCCCCACCAACTCTGTATTGAACGAATAGTGTTGAATTAGGTGTAAGAGCCGATCCCAAAGATATATTATTTGAATATCTTTGTATATCTAAGGTAGCACCTAAGGTTGTAAACTGATCAAGAGCATCTTGAGCGGTATTTGTTCCTCCACCAAATGTTAGTTTCTTGAATCCTTCAGGAGTATATTCACTTATAAATCTATTAGAAGTCTGAATATATCTACCCACTTTAATACCAGGTTGATCTGAAACTTTAGTTGGATCTTCGATGAAAACTCTATCTTCAGCTAATGCGTCGACTTCATACCATTTATTAGACAAACCTAAAAATTCAGCAGTAGTTGGCAAATTAGTATACTCAGTTCCACTCTTTAATAAAACACTCGTAATTCCCAAAACATTTTTCTCAGGTAAGAATAGTTCGAAGAATGGTTTTACATCATTTGGAGTAATAACTCTTTTGAATACTTTGGTGACTCCGTTTACAACTAATTCTCTTTTGGTAATTGTGTAGTTAACTAAAACATTGTTAGCGTTGAAGTTAGGGATTTTTAATCTATTAGGGAAACCTTGAGCGTTGTAAGGAGATGTGAAATCTATATCATATACATTCTCAAATACAATTCCCGCTCCCGTGATTTGGGATCCTCTTGCTAAAATTCCAAGGTATCGTTCGTCTTCTTTATCTCCGAACGCTGGAACTGTGATTGAAAAGTCAACCAAAGCAACCGATGGTCTTTGGCCAGGAAGTTTCAAACCATAAGTTCTTGCTATATTATATATTGAAGATCTTTGTT